GTACATTCTTCCATCTTTTTAGCATTAAAATAGCTATCACTTCCATCTGTAAATTGCGCGCAGTATTCTCGGAGAAATCCACTATGACTAGAGCCACCAGCTTGAGCTTCCTCAATAATTGTTTTATCAATCATTTCTTCTGGAAGAGCTTGATAACTCATCTGACTAACGAAATAGGTAGCCTCTCCTTTATCTGGGCCATTTATCTTATCACACCATTCTCTATAAGTTTTATATAAATTTTCAAAGGTATAACTCGCAGAGGAAAGAGCTATCATCTTGCTAGTATTCTCAAAAACCATTCTATCTTTTTCTTCCATTAATCCTTCTGAAATCAATTTATCTTCAAATTCTCTTATTTCCATTCTCTCTTTCATGTTTTGCGGAGCTACTAAGAATGGCATTAATACATTCTTAATAATTTCTTCTGGTAATAACAGGAACTCGTCTAGCACTAGAACATTTGCTCTAAAGCCTCGTATCTTCTCTCCATTAAGTGGAATAGCTATAATACTACCTCCATTTATTTGCCATTCAAATTGATCGTTTCTTTTTGTCTTTGCGCCAAAGCATTGAGCTAATAATTCTGCTCCAGGACTTTGAATTATCTTTTCTAGATTATTGAAAATAAATCTTGCGGTTCTAAATGTTGGACCAGCAATAAGGATCTTTGTATTTGGTTCAAAAATACATTGAAGAAAACAGAAGACTGCGCCCATAAATGATTTACCGCATCCACGACCAAAAACGCACATGTTGAAATTTCTGTTCATCATTGCTTTCAAATGAATTTCCTGATATGCTGCAAGTTTTACGCCACTAATTAGTTCGGTAGAGAATCCAAGATTTGCTCTTAAAAATTTTGCTAAAGTTATCTTTGCCTCCTTATCGTTAAGGAAACCCTTTAACTGAGACAATTCTTGATTTACGTCTTTAATCTCTTTAATATATTTCTCTGGACAATACATCATAAAATTTTCATGTCATAAGCTAATTGTAAATCTATCTTTTTATAAAAACATTTACTAGCAAAGATAGATTCAATAAGCTCTGTCATCTCCTTCCTACCATCAACGAATAAGAATTGAAGATTATCATAACCTTGTAATAGTTCGCGTACATTATGAAATATATATTCTGGAGTAGCTTTTATTTTTTTACTTATATGTGGGAGATATTGAAAACTTAAAGCGTTAGTTAATGTTTCTTCTACCATCACTATTATGTATGCGTTATTTCTTCTGGCTTTATCTATCTCATTTTTAAAACGGTCATAGTTTTTGACGCTCAATGTACTTATAAAATCACTAAGACTTTTTCTTTCTATAAAACATCCGCAATTATTATTTGAGCATGTATAGTCGCCAAAAGATAAAGTTTTAATTTCAAAAGGCGTATTAAATTTTAACCAACTTTGTTCACGCGTGTCTACATATATTGTGTCATTTTGTTTTAATTTATTCTTAAAATTATCACCAATAAGATTAGGATGAATAAATCTATTCTCTAGCCCTATGGAAGAGCAAATATCATAATAGTCTTTAAATATTTTATTATAAAATATTATAGATGGAGCCATAATTGTTCTGAGTTCGACCTGCGTTGGTGCATAAATTAAATTTTTATTATTTTTTCTTTTAATTAATAATTGTTTACAATATTCTTGGGCTTTCTCTATTGGCTGTTGTTTAAGCCATTTCTTCATATTATTCTTATCGTTAAAGTCGCTGCTAAAATATTGTTCTTTAGTTTTAAAATTAATCAATTCGTTGGTTAATAAATCTCTTCGCTCGTAATAAGTTTGATAGTATTTAACTTTATTTAATCCATAGCTTTTAAGTGAAAGATGAAGACTCTTCTCATCTTTAAACTCTTTGCCATCAACTTTACATATTACGCTCATCCATTTAAAATCTCGTCTTTTGATATGCCTAAGATCTTTGCTTTTACCTCGTCCATTGTAGAAAGACGATCTATCTCTTTCTCTACAATCTGCTTTCTCATCTCTGCCATTTTTAATAATTTTGTTCGACTCTCTTCTTCTTTCCACATTTGAACTAGATTAATAATAGAAGCAGTTTCTTTTACTTGTTTGCTAAGTTTTTCACTTCTTTTTATTTTAAGATCATTAAGAAGTTTCTGTTGACGATTGACGCAATCATTATATTCTTTACGAGCAGTATTACTCGCTTCGACTAAAGCCATTGGAATCTTACCATCTTCCTGTATTGCCATATCGATTTGATTTTGTAAGACGTTAATTGTTTGTTGAATATTAGAAGATATAACAACTTCTGTAGAAAGAACTATATATTGATCCACTTCCTCTTGAGTAAGATCACTTTTATCGTAAGTATATCTAACAAAACTGCTCTCAAATAATTCGCGGTCTCTTTCGTCATCATAAAGATTGATTTGATGACAAAATCTAAAAGTATTCATATATCCAATTAATGAACTAATTTCTTTTTTATGTTTATGGGTTAATTTGTTTTTATCTATTCCATCTAGTATATATCTATTAATCTTGGCTATCATTCTTTCTTCGCTTTTTGGTGGACGATATTCATCTGTAGGAATATTTTCATTTTCATTATTATTAAATTTAACATTACTAGGTATATTCTTCATATACTCTAAAATACTTCTTGTTTCTTGAGATAAATTCGTTAAGCTTTCATTCTTAAAAAGTATTTTTGCCATCTCTAATCCAGTCATGGTATGGCAGTTATTGCTAATATATTCTTTTTGATCCAAAGATAGTTCTAATAATCCTTTAGCTTGATACTCGTGACTTTTTTTAGGTTTAATTTGACGAGATGCTAGAAATGCTTTTACAGCTTTACCCTCTTTACTTCTTCCGTCTAAATCATCTCTATCAAAAGCTAATTGAACTAATTCTACTAGTGATGGAGGATTGTCTGGACGATTATTCCATTCGTTCAAAAGCTTTAGCTGCTGTTCTTCTGTCAGAGTTGGCAATACTTCACTCATAGATTAGTAGATATCTATTTCTCCACTATATAAATGTTTTTTAACTTTTAAAATAATTGATTTTTTAATATTTTTAATTTGTTTATATCCAGCTATTCTATTCTTTTCACTAGTTCTATATCCCATTAATTTCGCAGTTTGCTCTTCATCTTTTCCCTCTACGTATAGATGATAATAAACTTTCCATTCAATTGGCTTTAAGACCTTTTGCATTTTAAAATGAATATTCTTTGCGGCTTCTTCCACATTAATACTATCCATTGGCATATCATTAATCTCTTGAGAATGATTCTCGATACTTACTGTTAGTTTTGTGTCGTGCGCATTCTTTTTGCTTCTTTCCCAATTCGCAAATAATGGGCATGAATTACATTGAGATCCATAGATGGCACATCCATCTTCAGATTCTGCAGCGGCACATTTAAGACATGGTCGAGTAAAATTACTATAATTATTTCTTATTAGATTCTTAATTTGATTACTAATAATTCTATTTACCCAAGGAGCTAAAGGCTTCTTTGCATCGTAAAGATGCCATTTTTTATAAATATGTATTCTCAATATCTGAGATACATCGCTAAAATCCATCCAATTGATGGCTGTTAAATTCCACTTACTTTTTCTTTTAGTAATCTCGGAATTTATTTCGTTTATGCGCTCTTCAAAAGTGGGCTTTTTAGGCATTTTTTCGACCTCTTGATTTTGGTCTTAAAGCGCCAGCTTCTTTTGCAAAATCTTCTCTGAATTTTTTAAGATCAGCCTTCGTTAATTTTTTTCCCTTTTGTTTATTTCCTTTTTGCCTTGATTGACCGGAAGACGTTCCCATTATACTTCCAATCTTTTCTCCTCGACTTTTATTATCAATAATTTCACAATCTATTTTAGATACATCCGGAACATAATTAATATCTGTTTCATTATCGTCATAATCATCCTCAATATCTTCATCAAGATCTCTTGAGATGCTTGGTTTGATTTTTGTTATTGTTGGTTTTTGATTTAGAACTTTATTAACAACAAGCTTATCAAATGACTTTCCACAGGAACTACAAAATTTAGGTTTAGCTGAAGTATAAGTTGTTGGACTACCACATTCTGTACAATATATTTTAAGCATAATACTAATTATACTTTAAATTAATTAAAAATTCAACTATTTTAATTCTTCAAACTTTTCTATAATATAAGCTAAAATATCATTTCGCATAATATCTTCTGTACCAAATTTAAATGTATATATTCCTTTATCGGCGCTCTTCTTATCATCAAAGAGATTATATATTTTTTCAAATCCACTATTTTTAATATCTGCTTGCCGAATATCTCCTATTAATATTAATTTACTAAATCTTCCCATTCTTGTGGTAATTAATAAAAGGTCATGTATGCTTAAATTTTGAGCTTCGTCACATATAATATAGCTGGCATTAATGCTTAAACCTCTTAAAAATCCTACTGGTAGACCTTTTACTCTTTCTTGTTTTAATAACATCTCAACTTGACCTTTTGGTAATAATTCATGAAGTTTATCCATAAGAGGTTGTAGATATGGATCAAGTTTACTATGAAGATCTCCTTTAAGAAAGCCAAGGTTATGAGTAGAGCTTTCTACTGGGTTACGGACATAAAATATTTCTCCAATTTTTTTACTATTAATAGCATTTAAGGCTGCATATACGCTAAGTAAGCTTTTTGCTGTTCCAGCTGGACCTTTACAAAAAACCATCTTAGTATTTTTATCTTGAAGAAGCTGTATAAATTTCTTTTGATTATCTGTCCATTGTAATTCGCGAATATTTAAAGACCCTTCAATTTTATCTCTTTGAGGAACTGGGACCGATTTATCTTCTTTTTGTTTATGCTTCTTAGACATGCTACTTACATATAAATTTACACCATATTTTAAATTTAGTGTAAATAAATTAACTGTGGCATTCCTAAACGCAAATATACCTCCAATAGAATGTTATGTAAGAGGAAACTACTTAAGAGATCAAAGGGATAGTCATGATAAATATTTTTCAGCTCTAGTTTTTAGCGTTACATCTTTGCCTGGACAAGTTCCACTTTTTAATTTTATTATGGAAGATGGTGGAATCTGGTGGCATGCACCTATTAGCGCATTCACCTCTAAAGAAGGAACTCCAGAGCAAGATTTACATGAGTTGGAACTTTGGGATAGTTTTAGTTATCACATAGCTGTAACTAAGTTTTCTATACTACAAAACAAAAAACTAAAGTTCCTTTCTAGAAATGGTCAAGAATATTTTGGAACATACCTATTTACTCTTGATTGGGCGCATAGTGATTTTAATGAATTAAATTTTGGATTTAGTGAGAATCCTGGACAACATAAGTGTGGTCATGTATTACAATTAGATAATGGAAATTATGCAATACAACCTAATAATAGATTAAGATTATATGATCCTAATTTTGTAACTAAACAAGGACAAAATCTTATTGAAAGAAAAGTTAATAGTCATATCTATACTGTTGAAAATTGCCCTAAATGGGTAACAGAAGATTCTGACAATTATGAATATGGTGTAAATGAAATAAAATGAACGAAGGTTTAATATTCCCTAAATTGACAGAAAGACAAAAAGATCTTTATCTTAAAATTGTTACTAATTTACAAACATATGGATACTTTGATCGTGGAATAGGATCAAATGGTATACATTATCTAAGTGCCGCACAAAATCCATTTAAAGACCAAGGATTAGAATGTGAATACTGTGTGTTTTATTATCTTGAGGGTGATAAACCAAGATGTGAATTAATTCAAGGTGATATTGATGCCGAAGGATGGTGTAAATTTTGGATTATAAGTGAACAGGACATAAGAGAAGAATCTAAAGCTGCTTTTAGATTACTTAACAATAAAACAAAAACTTATGAAATAACATATAATCTAAAAAAGGATAAAAATGAAACAAACGATTAAAATAACAGATAGAAATATTCTAGAGGGTGAAAAAGCTAATCCTCAGAATTGTGCAATCGCTAGAGCTATTAAAAGCAAACTAAAGAAAAAGATACAAGAAGTATCTGTACTTCCTACTCAAGTTGTATTAAAGATAGATAAAAAAATGTTTGTTGCTGAAATGCCAAAAGATGGCACAAACTTTATTAAGAGATTTGATCGCGGACTAGCTGTAAATCCTCTTGAATTGAATTTAAAATTCAAAAGAGGCTACGCTTTAGTTGGTTAAGAACTTTCCTCCGCTAGAAACAATAATATCTGATAGATAAACGTTTGGGCGCATATCAAGTGATTTGATATAAAGCTTGATATTATTCTTTTTTAAGATAAATTCTAATCTATCTAAAGATGCTTTTATCTGAGGGTCTTGTAGATCGCAGAACCAATAGATTGCGTCTACTCCAGAGGTTGATAGGTCTTCGAAAGCGCTCATAGATCTACTACCTTCGATTAGAGAGCACCCGACCACATTTAAGATCTTGGCGCTTTTAAAATTTGACATAATTTCATTTTGAAGCATAGGAATATAAGGCTTCATGCTTGGCGAAACATCTAAAATAACACCTAATTTAACTGCATTAATTGTATCTCCCATGATTTTACCACTTGTTCCCCTGCCATTACCTTTGCCGTCACCAATACCAAATCCTCGGCCATTACCATTTCCACCATTTTTAAATAATGAGCTATTAATATTTTTATGTGCTACCTTTGGGGTAAAAGCTATAGTAGGTATAGATGTTTGTAGGATTGGTTCATTTATAGTAACAGATGGCATATTATCTATTGGATTTGATGTATTCTCTCCTTCGCTACCTCCTTCTAGGCTATCGCCCTCCTCTAATGGTGGGGCAGATTCGCTTACTTGTATCTGTAGTTCTTCTTCTTGACTTGGCGCTAAGTGAACTATCCAGTTTTGTTCGGTTCTATTCTCTTTTAATTCAGAGAAGGCGGATATTACCAATATTACTATGTGAACTGCTAAAGAGCCTATTAGAGCATATTTTAGTTCTTTTGTTCTATTTTTTACGTTTAGTTTAGAAGCAAGATGATATATCCACTTAATAGGACCAAATATAAAGCTAAGTCCCTTTGAAATTTTAGCAAAAAGAGAAGCTACAGAGGTATTTATGTTAAATACTACCATAAATATATAGATAAATATCAACAATATAAACCATGAGATTATCATACTAGTCCCTAGTATACCTTATATATAACAACAAGTAAATCAAAAAGGGTTTATAATAAAAATAGCCGCCGGGATTTTTTTACCTTGAAGGATATACCATTATAGTGAATTTTAATAGATTTTAAAAAAGGGGGGTAGTATATAGGTATATGTATATAGAATAATAGTATTATAAAGTTGGGGAGAATGATATTAGTACCCCCGCGGGCTATTTCACTTTATAAAAAAATCTTTTTTTTCAAAAAAGGGGGTATCTTTTTTTAGAGTTGTGCTGTAAGTCGTTGACTATCAATGAAATTTAAATGCAAAAAATCCCTTGCAAAAATCCTATTCTGTGATAGATTAAGAGCATGAAGAAGAAATTAAGCAAATACGAACAACTGATCGCCAACCTCGACAAAGCAGCCCAAGACCTCAAGAACGCTTCGGCTCACGCTGTGGCAACCCTCGAAGCTCACGCTAATAAGATCGAGGAGATCAACCAGAAGTATTCTACCAGCGAAACCAAATAACTCTTGACGAAACACTAACCAGAAAGCAAACTAATCAAATGAACAAACTAAGCATAAATCAATTCGAAGAACTACTGAAGAACCACGATTGGTCTTACCAGATGAGTGAAGACTCCCGATACTATCGCAGGGGTCAAATGCAACTGAAAGAGATCGAATCGGCCATCGCAGAAGGTGGCGAGAGCTTCGAGAACCTCTACAACGAATACAGAAACAAGTTCGGGGTCTAAAAATAACCCTTGACGCAAATCGAATCAAAGGATAATCTAAAC